CCGGGCGACTCCGGAGCTCCGATTGTCACACGCGGCCCTCAGGGCCAACTTTCGATCGTTGGAATCCAGTGTGGTAATACCACAAAGGCACCCCTGTACAGTATTGCACAAAGCTTGAATCGACAAGTGTTTGATGGGTTTTTGGCGGAGGCCGAAGGATCGCCCCATGTAGAGGAGGCCGATGGTATAGAGGAGTCTCCTATAGAGGTGACTAATTCAGCATTCCCTTTTGACCATGTTATTGCGGATGTTCCGTGTAACGTTAACCGGGTCTCTAAAATCAAGAAAAGCCCGATGTATGGTTATATGGGACGTCCACAATACGTACCCGCACGCATGCGTCCTTCGGCTATGCCCGACGGCACTGTTTCTGACCCGTTGTTTGTTGGAATTTCCAAGATGACACAAAAGGAATTCGGTCCGACTATTGTTGATCCACGTGTACATTCGTATTTGGACAAATATTATGGTTGGGATAAGAATCCACGTCTTCTTGATTGGGACGAATGTCTCAATGGCTCCACGGAATATAATTATCCCGCCATTGAGTATTCCACTTCACCAGGCTATCCTTACAATCTTGCTAGGAAGGCTGGTAAAAGTCCCTACATAGAGAGAAATCCTGATGGGCACATGTCGTACAGCCCTGAGTTCTTCAAACAGGTTGTTGATTATGAACAGCAACTCATCTCTGGAGATCCTGGCGTTGTTTATTGGGCTGACTTTATGAAGGATGAGACTAGACCTATTGAGAAGGTGCGAGAAAATAAAACGCGTATCGTTTCTGCATGTCCGCTACATTTCCTGGTTGTTTTACGTAAATACTTTCAGGCTTTTGTTTCGCATGTACAGGCTAGGGCACACATCGCTCCTATTAGTGTTGGTCTCAATGTGCATTCCCGCGAGCATTTCATGTTGTATGATAGACTTTCTCGCACTGCAGGTTCGGTCATTGCTGGTGACTTCAAAGCTTACGATGGGTTGATACCCACAACAGTCGACGAAGAAGCCGTCAATTACGTTAACCGTTGGTATGATGATGGCCCCACTAACTGCCTTGTTCGCAAAATGTTGTACGTGCATATTTGCACTGCGACACACATTTGTGGACCATATGTCTATAAGGTAGCTGGTGGTAACCCGTCTGGCAATCCCATTACGAGTATTCATAATTCCCTGACTAACATCTTCATGTGTTTTACCATTCTTGTGCAACGCTTGAAGATTGCTGTTGAGGATTTTGAGATAGCTGTCTACGGCGATGACAACCTCATCACTGTTGTTCGTCCCGGTCTTCGCGTGTCTGATTTCTCACCGCATTTTAAAGAGATGTACGGCATGACCTACACACATTTCTCTAAGGCAGAGAATGAGGATTATGATGACTTATCCACAGTACAATACCTAGGACGTAGTTTCAGGTTTGAAAAAGGATTATGTAGAGCACCCTTGGATTTATCAGTCATTCGTGAATCAATTTATTGGTTTAAGAGTGACGCGGAAAGAGACCTTATCTTACTGTCTGTTCTTGATTCCATGGCAATAGAATTCTCCCACCATGGAGAGGCCGTGTTCAACGAAGAGATGGAAATAGTTTTCCAAGAACTAAAGGTTCGCGTTCCGCATTTGTATCACAGTGCACGTTTGCGTGCCAAGGCGTACTTCCAAATTTTAGATGGAATGTACTATGCATAGTCTGGCGACTCTAAAAACCTTTTATAGTTATACTATTCCTGATACTGTTACTAACACTCGCAATGAACAATTTACC